GAACTCCTTCATCAACTGCGTGTTGCCGGAGTCGCGCGAGCGCGGGTCTTTGACGCGGCTCATCAGTTCCGGGCTGGCCTCGATCAGCGCATCGACCCGTTGCTTGGAGACGCGCTTGGCCCCTTCAACGGTGGGCTGCACCAGCAGCATCGGGCCCGGGGCGTGGTGAATCACGTAACCCAGCCAATTCAGTCCTGCTTCCGTCTTACCAAGCTGACCACCAGCCATCAGCACCACCCGCTCGGTGCGTGAGGATGCCGACAGCGCATTCATGATCTCCGCCAGATACGGGGTGCGGCTGGTAGCCCAGCGTCCCGGTTCTGCCGATGACACCGAGGACAGCACCCGGTGCTGATTGGCCCAGTCGTCCACGGTCAGGACGGGGTCGGGGGCGAGTCCCCGTTGCCAAGCTGACTCGACAACAGATCCAAGGGTGTCGGGCACAAGCAACTCCGGGGCGAGAAGACAAAAAAATGATGAATAAATCCCAGATTTCGCTTGGCTTCCATCGGAAACAGAGCGTTCATACGTTTGTCATCAACCACACCCGAGGAGAAGCAAATGAACACCAGCCAACTCACCATCCAGGCCCACATCACCGACACCAACCACCGCCAACGCGGCGTGATGCCAATCAAAGTGGACTTTGACCAAGTCGGCCCCTTGATGGTTGAGCACGACGGCAAAACCTACAGCTACACCCACAAGGCTGGCACCAATCACAAGACTGGCTTGGCGGTGCGTGAGATGGCCACCTGCGACGACGCCCGCCTTTGGATCACCCAGGACGGCGCACAAGTCTGGGAAGACTGAATGCCACCCAAAGAAACACGCCTTTTTAAACACCACTCCAACCACCAACCCAAGGAAAAAATCATGACCACCAGCCAACTCATTGCAACCCAAACCCAAGTCCTGCAACATGCGCTGGATCACAACGACGGGCGCATTGACTGGTTCCCTGAAAACGTCAAGGGCGGCGCGTGCAAGAAGGTGCTCGACTCTCTTTTTAACCGCGCACTGATCACCCCGTCGGGCGACGACTGGTTTGTCGCCGCTGAAGGCTACGACGCCCTTGGCTGCACCCGGCCAAGTGCTGCGCCTGTTGCCCCTGACATAGAGATGGAGGCCGACATGGCCGCAGCCGAGGCCTCCTGGGCGCAAGCGCCAGAGGTCGAACCCGCCACGGTGGCAGCGGTGGCAACAACAGTGACTGTGGTGGCCACAGAGCAAAAGAGCCGCACCCGCGAGCACAGCAAGCAGGCCACCGTGATCCAGATGCTGCAGCGTCCCGAGGGCGCGACCATTGCGCAGATCATGGACACCACCGGCTGGCAGGCGCATACGGTGCGCGGCACCTTTGCCGGGGCGTTCAAAAAGAAACTGGGGCTCAACATCACCTCAGACAAAACCCAGGGTGGCACGCGCACCTACCGGGCGGCATAAAAAAGATTCAAAAAATGTTCGGAATTGACTTGGCTTCACAAGCAAACAGAGCGTTCATAGAGGTGTCGCAACACACCAACCGGAGATTGACATGACCAACGCAACACTGACCCTGGCCTCGCAAAATGAATCGTGGGGCTTGTGGGGCACCATGCAAGAACAGGCTGCGGCAGCCTGGCCCCTGGCGATGACAGCAGTCGCTGATGCCACCCAATGCGATCCCGAGCAAGTCAGAGCCTTCCTGGACAGCCGCCATGGCCGCCACTTTGCAGACGACGTCAACAACGCACTGTTTTTGGGTGCCAATCTGCAAGACGCCATCAAACAGGCCACCCAACGTTGGATGACCTGGTCAATCAGCCGCCAAACCAGCAAGCAATACGGCATCCCCAAGGGCCTGCCTTACCTCACCGGGTTTGTGGTGCAAGCCGCCATCGACGAAGAACTCGCGGCCTGACGCAAGCGCAGGGTTTCAAACACCCTGCGCAAGAAGAAACTGCGCACCAGCGACACGCCGGTGAATACCAGACCAATCATCAGGTTCTGGTTCAAGCTGGCATGCAGTCCGAATAACGGAAAGACCAGCATCTGCGTCAGCACGGCCACGCCGTAGCCGACAATCACGTTGGCAATTGATTCCACTGCCGACATCCATTTGGACTGCTTCAAGACACCGCCACCAAGGTTTGTGAATCGGCCTGCGGCGAGACGCTGCTGGCATTGTCGAAGAGTTGACCATCGGATTCCCGCACAGCCTGCTGCCCAGAGAAGTCCTGAAACCTGCGGCAGATGACGTCAACATACTTCGGGTCAAGCTTCATCAACCGCGCTTGGCGTCCCGACTTCTCGGCAGCGATCATGGTCGTGCCCGACCCACCGAAGGCATCCAGCACCACATCACCGGGCCGACTGGAATTGCGAATCGCACGCTCCACCAGTTCCACGGGCTTCATAGTCGGGTGCAGATCGTTCTTGTGCGGCTTTTTGATGTTCCAGACATCGCCTTGATTGCGGTCACCGCACCAGTGGCGCTTGACACCCTCGGGCCAGCCATAGAGGATCGGCTCGAACTGGCGCTGGTAGTCGGCGTGGCCGAGCGTGAAGGTGTGCTTGGCCCAGATGATGAAGGTCGACCACTTGCCACCAGCCGCGCGAAAGGCGGATTGCAGGGTGTCGAGTTCGGAGGACGACATCGCCACGTAGATGCCGCCGCGACAGTTGGCCAGCATCGGCGTCAGTGCCGCGATCAAGAAGGCGTGGAAGTCCTTGCCCAAGTTGTCGTTCAAAATGGCCCGGCTGGCTCCACGATGCACGTCACTCGCGCTGTTGGCGTAGTTGACGTTGTAGGGGGGGTCGGTGAACACCATGTCGGCCATCTCACCGCCAAGCAAGCTGGCGTAACTCGCCGCATCCGTCGCATCGCCACACAGCACCCGATGCACGCCGCAGACCCAGACATCACCGGGACGCGAAACGGAAATCTCCGCCGCGCCGGGCGCGCCGTCCTCGTCGGTGTCGCCCTCGGTGGTGGTCTCCTCACCGGCCAGGATACCCAGCAACTCATCGGCATCGAAGCCAGTCAGCGCCAGGTCGAAGTCCTCAAGCTTGAGTTCTTCGAGTTCCAGGCGCAGCATATCGTCGTCCCAACCTGCATTTTCTGCGATGCGGTTGTCGGCCAAGATATAAGCGCGTTTTTTTGCTTGCGTCCAGCCTTCGGCGATCATGACTGGGCATTCTTTATATCCCAGTACTCTTGCGGCGAGTACGCGACCGTGGCCGGCCAAAATCTGACCATCTGGATCAATCAACACTGGATTGGTCCATCCCCACTCGCGCATGGATGCCGCGATCTGCGCAACTTGCGCTTCGCTGTGGGTCCTAGCATTGCGGACATAAGGAATCAGATCGCTGATCGGGCGACGTTCCACGCGATCTGCAGGCCATTTAGTGCTGGGCAGAATTTCTCTATTTTCGGTCATTGTCCACATCCTCAAAGGTCTGTCCGGTCGCTTGAAGCGTCACCGGGATGTCGGGGAATTTCTGCAAGAAGCGTTTCACCGTCACATCGACATACTCGGGGGCGATCTCGGTGGCCCGCACTACGCGCCCAGTGCGCTGCGCCGCGAGGAGGGTGGTGCCAGAGCCGCAAAAGGGTTCGAACACAATCTCGCCCATGTCGGTGTAGCTCTCGATGACGAACTGCGGCAAGGCCACCGGGAACACCGCTGGGTGGTCGATGTCCTGACCGATCTTTCCCTTGTGACGCATGACGCGGATCACGGAATCTGGAATCTTGCTGTCCTGCGTGGGCTGACCCTTGTGCGCCCAGCCGCCCACTTCGCCTTCCTTGCTGCGCATCGCAGTCGACGACCCGTCAGCACGCAGATGAGACTCCTGGCCCGCATGCCTGCAGGGCACGGTCTTGTTGGGCCTGCGGCTTTGGCGGTTGAAGTGAAAAATGAATTCAAAGCTCGGTGCCAGTCGTCCAGACCAATCACCCGGCATGCCAGGACCCTGATCCCAGACATACCATGCAAAGCGCCGCCAGCCTTTGGTTCGCATCCAGCCAAGCCAGCCATCCCAATAGGGGACGACCTCGTTGTCGCGGTGAATCAACCCGAGGTTCGCCAGCACCTGGCCAGACTCGGCCATCGGCAGGTTGGCGAACACGCCGCGCATCAGGCCGTCCCAATCGGCAATGCCGCCGCTGGTGTAGTCGCGCTGGTTGCCGTAGGGCGGGCTGGTGAAGCACAGGCTCGCCTGCTCGCCTTGCATCAACGCGGCGACCACAGCCGGGTCACTGGCATCGCCACAGATGACGCGGTGCGCGCCAAGCTGCCAGACATCCCCCGTGCGGGATACCGGATTAACCGGCGCGCCAGGAATATCCTCATCGGCGGATTCGCCAATTGGCGGGTCCTCCTCGTTCGTGTCGCTCGTGTCGCTCGTGTCGCTCGTCTCGCCCGCCTCGTCACCCATCAGCTCGGCCAGCTCGTCATCACTGAAACCGATCAGCGCCAGGTCGAACGCCGCATCGGACAACTCGGCCATCTCGAGCGCCAGTAGTTCCTCATCCCATCCGGCACCCGCCGCCAGCCGGTTGTCGGCCAGGATGTAGGCGCGCCGCTGGATCGGTGTCAGATGGTCAAGCACGATCACCGGAACCGTCTCCAGACCGAGTTTTTGCGCAGCGGCCAATCTGCCGTGGCCAGCCAGAATGCCGCCGTCCTGCGTCACCAAAATTGGCGCGGTGAAACCAAATTCCATGATGCTGGCGGCAATCTGTGCCACCTGGGCATCCGAGTGGGTGCGGGCATTCCTGGCGTAGGGCAGCAGCTTGGTCGTCGGCCAGTGTTCAATCTGGCGGGCCAGCGCGGGTGAGAGTGTCATGCACTATGTCCTGTGTTTCGTTTTGACTGGTTCACGGCGCAATCCCGCCTCTGGACTCGGTGCCTGCCAATTCCTCCAGCGCCTGACGGATGGCAGCATCGAGGATGTCCTCCACGTCGCGCACGTCAGGCTTTTTCACCACCGCCGCGACGATGTCGTGGGACACCTTGCGAGGAATCTGCTGGATGCGCTCGCGCAGCTGGCGGGCCAGATTGAAGAACTTGGTGTTGGTGTCATCGACATCGATCAGCTTGCCCGAGCGGGTCTCGAATTCGAGCTTGCTCAGGCGCGCAGCGTAGGTCTCGCGCACAGCGCGGGCGTTTTGGTAGTTGGCACCACGCGTCTCGTCGGCAGCGCCTGACGCTTTGGGTGACGACTGGCCGGGCTGGGTGTTTTTATCCCACTGGGCGTCGGCCTTGGATGGGTCGATGCTGTCGTCGGGTTCAGTTTGAATGCGACCGGTGGCGATGGCTTTTCTGACGGCTTCGTGGCTCACGCCTCGGTGTTGCGCATAGGCGCGAATGGACATACCCATGATGGACTTCCTCTTTTGTTGATTGAGATTGGTTGCGTGTGTGTGGCAACCTTGGTGCACAGGTTGCCGCTGCTTTTGGGGTGGCAACCTTCGAGCGGGTTGCCACTAAATTGGGTGGCAACCTAATGCATGGTTGCCGCCCCGGTTGCCACCCTGAAACCCGCGCCAGTGCTGGGTTTCAGGGTGGCAACTGGCAACCTTTTATTTTTCTCTGTCGCTAGGAAACCCTCGCGATGCGCGAGGCCCCCGCCTTTGAAATGGCCCGGGAGGACCCATAGATAGCCGCCATGGCCTCAATCGCAAGTCAGGCGGTGCTGGATGACTAAATAATCTCAAAGTCTCTCAAAAGCCGTTCTGATGCGTTTTAGAGCTACCAACTTTCACTCCTACTACCGACCATCACCCCTTCGTCAGCTCTTCACGCAGCGCGCGTTCCATCTGGCGGCGCATATCCTGCAGTGCCACGCTTCTCACCGTCTCGGTCATGCCCAAGCGTGGCTCGACTTTCTGACTCTTCCTCAGCAGGTAGAGCGCGAGGATGCGTTTGTCATCCCGGCGCTCGAAGGCTTGGCCGGCCATGTAGAAGACGTTCTTCTTGGCCATCACCTGGCCCGGCCACAGGCGCTTGGGGATGACCTGGGTCTTGGCGAGCTCGGCCATCGGCCCGACGGGAATAGCGATCTTGCCGGTCTTGGTGCCGCCATACTCTTGCAGCGCCATAAAGCGATCCCGCGCGAATATCTGCGCCATCATGGTGCGCGGCGATGCACCCTCGACCCCGATGCCACGTGCCACCCAGGGCCGGCGCAGGTTGAAACGACCCGGCAGGCTGTCGCGCACGGCGTCGCGGGCGTCGAAGGCGGTACGGGTCAGCGCCTTGGCGGCGGCGTTCGGGATGTGCTTGGCAGCAACATCCGACAGGTAGTCGCTGGCTTTGACGATGTCGGCGGTGAGGTCAAGTTTGAGCATCGGCGGACTTCTTGCGGCGTGGTGCGGCGGGTGGTTCGTTGACATCGGCAGGCTCGGCAGGGATGCCGGCCTGCTGGTCGAGGATTTGCTGGGCGGTGGCATCATTGACCTCGACCGTGAGGCCGGGTTTGAGCGCGCGCGTGCCGCCAGCGCCGGTGACGACCACCGGGCGGGTGATGAGCAGTTTCATGGGGAGGACTCCAGCACTGGGTTCGGAGCCCAGATGTGACAACGCCCACTCAGGTCTCCCCGGTGGGCGCAGATATCAGCACTAAGTCATCACTGTACCTTGTGTCCGGACGGGATTCAATCAGGTTTTGAAAACGGCGATGAAATATTTTTCAGAAGGCGACCTTCCAGCCCTTGAGGATCGACACCGTTTGAGTCAGTCCCTGCTTGAGCAGGATGTCGAGAAATTCATCAGCGGTTTTGGGTGGATTTTTCAGGGAAGCGCGTTGCGCTGCAACAGCCTGCAGCACCGATGCGGGATGCAGGTCGAACAGATCGACGATGAAGTCATCCGGGTGCTGCGCTTCCAAGTTGTAGCGATCTAGCGCCTTGGCCGGGAAGTCCTTCAGGTTGAAGGTGACGATGGTTTCAGCGCCGCAGTGGATCGCAGCCGCTACCACGTGCCTGTCATCCAGATCGGGCAAGTCGATGGCGGCAATCAGGTGCTCGAAACCCTCGACCACACTGTCCCGCACGCTCGTATTCATCAGGGCGCGTGTTTTTTCCAGCGCAGCCGGATCAAGTTCCGGACGCCGCTTGAGCAGGTTACGCATCCACTCGTCGTGAATCGTATTCGACCAACGCGCTCTGAAACGATCCGAGAGCGCCAGTCGCATCAAGAGATCACGCAACGGCGCGGGATAGAGGACGCACGCGTCGTAGACGACGGTGAAGTGCGAACTCATTCGTAGCCCATCCCCAGTTCCTGTGCCTGCTCGGCCAACGCATCCAAGGCTTTGCGACGCTGTGCATCGATGCGTTCCTTGTAAGCCATCACATCGTGGTAACGGACACGGCGATGCGTGCCGGTTTTGTGGAACGCAATCTCGTGGCGTTCGAGCAATTGAACGAGGTGGGGACGAGAGACGTTGAGCACGTCCGCAGCCTCCTGTGTGGTCAGTTCAGCGTGAACCGGGATGATGCTGACGGCGTTGCCCTCACCGATTTCGGTCAGGACATCGACCAACAGACGCAACGCCGACATCGGCATACGCACCGGGTGCGCGACCCCTTTGTCGTCGAAGATCTCGATCTGCTGCGTTTCGGCACGCATCTGAAGGTAGGCCGACAGCGCGCGACCACTCTCGCGCGCCAGTGCGACCTCTTCGGCCGTTGGCATCGTTTGCTGAAGTTGGGTCGTCATCTGGCTCTCCTTGGGTATCTGCTTTTTTCGTCGATCTGCGATGATAAACGAAATAAACGACAAACGCAATAACCGAAACACCCCGACCCATTCCGAAGTCAGTCGAGGGTCACCCAGCGGGAGGTGAAGTTAGTCGTTGCCCTCGGGGCTTAGCCGAGGATCGCTCGTAACCGTAATGCCGCGCCAACATCCCGAGTGCTGCGACCAAGATACCCTTGGCCTCGTTCTTCTCGATGCGCTTGCCGTTCCAGCCATCACGAAGCGCCCAGTCTCGAATCGACAACCCCAGTCCCGCCACGAACCACAGTGCCGACCCAGCCGGGCTGCCCATGCCGCCCACCGCCTCCAGTGCAGCTCTCGTTTGCCGCGCCGCACCCGCGTGTCTCTCGACCATCAGCTCGCCGGTGGGTGTGCCACCCGGCATGCCATCCATGCGCGGGCTGGCGACACCACTGGCAAACGCTAGTGCGAACTGCAGCGAGAACTGCTGACCAGCGTCGTGCATCGCACCGGTGATGGTGCCGTTCTTGAGCATCAGTCCCAGCGTGTCCACAGTACGGAAGTGATCGGCCGGTCGCTGGTCGTCGTCCTCTTCGCGCACGTACTGCGCCACACTACCGTCTGGACGGGTGATCCAGTCACCGAGGCGCGGCTTGCGCTCTGCTGGCGCCTTGGCTGTCTGTGCCTTCTTGGGTTTCTTGGCTCTCATCGGCGACCCTCCCCGAGTTGTCCGAGGGTGGCCAGCGCGCCATCGCGGCTGCGCTGGATAGTGACGCACTTAGCCGTAGTCACCACCACCGTCCAGCGCTCGCCATCACCCCGGTCGATGACGTCGCCTTCGGCCCAAGGTGTGTTCTGGCGGCTGGGCTGGGTGCGGGCGCCGTAGAGCTTGGTGGCAATGCCGGTCAGAAACGCGCGGTCCCATTCGTTGTAGATGTCGCCCAGCGGCACGACCACGATGGCCTGCTTGTGCCAGGCGGCGGCGCGCATGGCGCGCAGTTCGTCGGCGCTGGCCGGTGTCTGCGGCACCAGCCGGGCCAGTGAGCAAGGGATTGATGCGGTGTTGGTTCTCATTTTTGATTTCCTTTTCAGCGTGCCCATACCGGGCGGTTGAATTCCATCCGCGCCTGGTACGCGGCGCGGTGGGAGATTTGGCGTTGCTGACGCAACAAGGCCTCACGCCGGGCGTGGAAGCGATGTGCGTTTTCCCCGGCGACGTCAGCCCAGGCTTGTCGGTTGATGGCGGCACTATCCGCAAATCGAAGATCGATGGCCAGCGCTGCGGGATCAACCACGAGATGCGCATCCTCTTGCACGCGATCTTGAGCGTCACCCAGCAAGTTGGCGACGTATTGCTTTTCACATTCGATGAAGTAGCGCCGAACGTGCCGACCCATTTCGGTGCGTTCGACCATAGCCAGCTCCTTCGCCATATCCAGCGTCACGAGGTAGTCGGTCGTGCTTGCAGTGCGCATGCCTCCCAAGTGGGGGAGTTGAGTCACCGTTTGGTGAATCAAGTAGTCGACGCCTTCCTGGAATCCGTAACGGCGTATCCGGCGCTTGATCCAAGTCGATACCTTTTGTTTTGAATCCAGTGCTTCATGGATATCGATCGCCTTGGCGACCAGCACTTCGCGTCCGTCCATCCACTCTGGGAAAGCCGGAATGAAAAGTTCTACCGGGTGTTCATTTACGGTGCTCATGCGTTTTCTCCTTGGTTGTCAATCGCCCAGCCCAGCAGCGCCAGCGCATCGGCCTCGTTGTCGTCCGTGACGGGATGGCCCTTGGCGCGCATGGCGGCAATGACCTCGGCCTTGCCGGCGTTGCCTTTGCCGGTGGCGTGCTTCTTGATCGTCCCCACGGGTATGCCCTGGTAGGGCACGTTGTGGTGCTCGCACCAAGTGGTGAGCGTGGCCATGAGGCCGCCGTAGACGTGGGCTGCGTCCACACCGCTGTGGCGACGTACTTCCTCGAAGTAGACCGAGTGGATTTCGCCGGCTGCACCCTGGATTTCCGAGAGCCAGCGTTTGAAACGGAGGTAGCGCATGCCGCCGCCTTCGAAGCGTTGGGGCTTGAAGCTGACGAAGCCGTGGGCGATTTGGCCGTCGCGAGCACACAGTGCCCAGCCAGTGGTGGTTCCTAAATCGAGGGCTAGTGTGGTGGTGTGATTCATGTTTTTCCCATTTTTTTGTTTTGGTGACCGAAGGTGACCGGTATCTGGTTAATCTCTAGACTCCTGCCTCGCATGGGCGTAAACCAGATAAGGGTCACCTTCGGTCACCACATTGATTTCAGATGCGTTTTGGATGGCTTCAATCGTCTGCATAGGGCAGCCCAACGCCATAATCTTTGTGCTTGAGCGAGAGCCCGGCCAGTGCCTTGACACCGCC